TCCTGTTAGAGCAGATGAAGGAGAAACAAACAACACTTCCAACCCTGTGGCAGCTGCAACCGGAAATGTTACCAATCAAGCTGTGCAATTCCAGAATAATGGAGCTCCAAGTCGCCAAGTCTATGGACCCAACATTAGCTGTAACGGCGCAACGATGACATTCAGCCCATTTTATATGGGCAATCATACAACACCGTATGACGATGAAATGACTCAACAAAGCTATACTGTAGCTGAGAACTGGGGTGGCCAGATTAACTTCATGGTGCCCCTTGATGGTTCTCTTGTTGAGCGTTGTAAGGCTATAGCAGCTAAACAAGAAGCTAAAATGGCTCTAGACTATGAATTAGTTAGAGTTTTGAAGTGTGGAGAGCTTCAACAGAAGGGATTTATGATTAGACCTGGTACAAGAGTGTACCATATGTGTAGTGATGTGATCCCTATCTCTGCATTCATGAAAGAAGTTGCTAAAGCACAAGCTAAACAATTCCCACCTCCACCACCTAAAAAATGGTGGCAAAAACTTAACCCCCTAAATAAATGATTGTACTAATTAAACCAGTTTTATTCGCCTTTATTAAGTCTACTGCAGTTAAGCAGCTAATAATAGACCTTTTAGAAGGATTAGTCTCATCTACTGAGAACACCCTAGACGATAAGGCTGTCGCTATGGTAAAACTAGCATTATTCCCTGGAGAAAAGTAAAATGCCTAACAATAGATCTGATCATGATCCGACAAATGATCCGACAAATGATGATCTAATGGCAAGAAAACCTACAACGAAGAAGGATTATGACGAATGGATGCGGAGAAATAAATATGCTAAGACTTACGAACACCAATTAAGACAAAAGGCTATTGATGAGGAACGGGAAAAGAGACAAAGTTTGATAAAGATATGGAGAGAAGGAGGAGCATCATGAATAAAGCAACTGAACCTCAATTCAATGAATTGCATAACCTCGTTACAACTGAATTCCTTAAACGAGTTAAGAGTGGTGAAGCTTCTACCCAAGATTTAAAAGCTGCTTGTGATTGGTTAAAAACCAACGATATTAGCGGCGTAGCTTATGAGGGTAATCCCTTAGATAAACTTTCTAAAGTATTACCTAAAGTAGATCCTGAATTAGTACATCGGAGGTTATATGGCAAAACCAGGTAGATATGCTAATGGTGCTAAAATCTCTAGTGCAAAGAAAGCTATGCAGACTGAGAAAGCAAAAAAGATCAGACGTAATGCTGATAACTTACGGAATGGTTTGAAATCTAAAGGTATTAAACAACCTCCTGGTACTGAAGCTGGTCACAGTTCAAAAGGTACGAAAACCAAAAATGGACAAAAAGGTAGCTGGGAAAAGGTATCTAAAAACCGAGCTGTTGAAACCAAAAATCGTAAGAAACTCAAAGCTAAGAGGAAATAGGTATGACAAAACCTAAATTAAGTAAACGTAGTACTCAATATTTTGATATACAACTACAAGATTTAATAAATACTATTGGAGAGGATGATCTTAAAGATTTTCCAGGGATTAAGAGAGAAGTTCAAAAAGCTTATAAATTGAGACGATTAAAATTAATTGAGCTTGAAAAAGAACTAAAGAATTTATTGAATACAGATAAAGTTACTAAAGAAATTAGAAAAGATGTAACAAGTCTTGTTAGAGAAATAAAAACAATTATAGTAACAGATCCTACAGAAACTTTTAAATATGATCCTACTAAATTAAAAAAAGATAAAAGCAAATTTAAAAATATCTTAAATATAGGAGGTAAACAATTCGACGGTTGGTTTCAAACAACGCAAAAATGGTATACAGTTAACAAACCTACTGGGGCAGGTGATGCACACCATAAAGGTGGATTAGATGATACATTTAGAAGTGTTTTAAATAAATCGGACTCAGAATTACTATTTTTGCATAGAGATTTATTGAAGATAGGGAGAGCACTAGGTAATCATATGCTTAATCGAATCTTCTTTCGAAAAGGTCCTCATGTTGGCCATGGCAGAAGTGGTGTTCCTAGAGCAGAATCAGCTCATGGTTTAATAGATCTGACTTCTCCAGGTTCTGATAACTTTATGCAAATATTGGATCAAAATATTGATCGACGAGCTCCTCCACAGGATTGGGGATTGCAAGGAGGGCGGAAAATTTTTGTTCCATTACCAGATCCTGGTGAGTTTGGGCATACAACTCAGCAAATTCAGGATTTACTGGACCATCAATATAAAATTGCTGATTCAATGCCATCACAAATTGGTCCTCCAGAACAACTTTGGACACGCCAATTAGAAGAAAGTCTAACCCCAACTCAAGCAAGAATATTAAAAACATTCGTCGAAGAAAATCCAAATCCTAATTCATGGCTTCCAGGTACTAGAGAAGCACTAGCAGCTGGTGATACAGATACACTTATTCAACTAAAAGAACAACAAAAGCAGCTGAAATTCCAAGATTTTGAAGTAGAATTAGAGAAACTCAAACAAGGTAAAAAAGTAACTTTTCCAGACCATATATTTAAAACTGGTAGTAGGATTAAAAATATTTTAATCGGTAAAACTAAAAGTGGTACAATTGCTAGAGGTTTAGGAGTACTTCAAACTATTGATTGGTTTGATTCTAGTGAAGCGACAGAACTCAAAGCTGCTGATTTTGTACAAGGAAGAGATAGAAGTCTAGAGAATGTTAAAGAAATTGGATTTTCTTATTTAAATGATTTAAAAAATACAGCAGGTGTTTTAGCTAAAACGCTGCCAGCAGTAACTGCAGCATCTCAAGTGGGTTCATTAATTGCTCCTGCCACAACAAAACTTGCTATGAGTACTGCGGGAGCCTTTGCATGGCCTGCGACTGCTATTATGTTTATTGATAGTTATGATAATATATTCCATGATGGTAAAATAAAGAGTTGGTTTAAAAATAATGATCCAGGCAGGGCAGTTGAACTAGGAGCAATAGAAACAACTATTCCTAATGATAAAGCAGTCCCTAATTATCGTGATAAAAATCAAGGGTATTATAAGGGCTTGGCTATACCAAGCATTAAATAAACTAACACAAGGAGATTAACCATGGTACTAGGACCAAGAAAAGGTGAAATGAGACGATCGGCTAAACAAAAAGATGTTACAATAGCTGATAACAGGGCAATAACTAATCCAGCTATGGATAAAACGTTAAAAAATTTAAATCTTTCTGTTGACGATTTAATTCGGCGAGAAGAAAAGATGAGGGGTATAAAAGGTGGAACCGGATGGCGTGAAACCTTTGGCGTTAAGAAAGAATGACAGATGTTGTAACCGCCCTACAAGATGACTTCAAGTTGTTCCTTCAAGCTTTATGGCAACAACTTGATCTACCCTCCCCTACTAGGGCTCAATATGCTATTGCAGATTACTTGCAGAACGGTCCCAAAAGACTTCAGATTCAAGCCTTCCGAGGTGTTGGTAAGTCTTGGATTACTGGTGCTTTTGTTTTATGGATTCTATTTAAAGATAAAGAGAAGAAGATAATGATCATATCAGCTTCTAAAGAAAGAGCTGATAACATGTCAATTTTCCTACAGAAACTAATCATTGAAACCCCATGGCTATCTCATCTCAGACCGAAATCAGACGACTCTCGTTGGAGTCGCATCAGCTTCGACGTCGCGTGTTCGCCTCACCAAGCCCCAAGCGTAAAGTCGGTGGGCATAACTGGGCAGCTAACCGGAAGTCGCGCAGATTTAATGATTTTGGACGACATAGAGGTGCCTGGAAACTCCATGACGGAGTTAATGCGTGAGAAGCTACTTCAGCTTTGTACGGAAGCCGAGTCTATCCTTACCCCCAAAAGCGATAGCCGTATTATGTATCTCGGGACTCCTCAGACTACTTTTACTGTTTATCGTAAGTTGGCAGAGCGCGCGTATCGTCCCTTCGTTTGGCCAGCAAGATATCCAAAGAAACTCTCCCAGTATGAAGGACTAATAGCTCCTCAACTACAGGAAGACATCGATATGGGTGCCGACATCGGCGCCTGTACCGACCCTGATAGATTTGGAGAGGAAGATCTAATAGAGCGTGAAGCTTCCATGGGAAGATCTAACTTCATGCTCCAATTCATGCTCGATACGAGCTTATCCGATGCAGAAAAATTTCCACTTAAGATGGCTGATCTGGTTGTCACTAGCATTAACCCTAATGAGGGTCCAGACGCTTGCGTATGGTGCGCAGATCCCAGAAACGTTATCAAAGAACTCCCGACGGTCGGACTCCCAGGAGACTACTTTTACTCTCCTATGCAATTACAAGGAGAATGGGGACCTTACACGGAAACAATTTGTAGTGTGGATCCCTCTGGCCGTGGAACAGATGAAACAGCTGCCTCCTATATATCCCAAAAAAATGGATTCCTTTATCTCCATGAGATGCGAGCTTATAGAGACGGATACTCTGACCCCACTCTCCTCGATATCCTC